TTGGAGTGTAATAGATGACAACCAGACGCCTAACTGGCAAAATGTAAACAACGCACAGACGCCTAACTGGCAAAATGTAAACAACGCACAGTCGGTGACTTGGACTCAGGTCCTAACGTAAAGGAAATAACATGGCAAGCAGCTATTCAAGTAATCTTAAAATTGAGTTGATGGCCACCGGCGAGAACTCGGGCACTTGGGGCACCATCACCAATACCAACTTGGGCACAGCGCTTGAGCAGGCCGTTGTTGGGTATGGCAACCCTGACTACACTTCTGACGCTAACCTGACCATTAGCATCACCAACAGTAACGCGGCCCAGGCTGCTCGAGCCTTGGTCTTAAACGTCACCTCCACGTTTGGCAGCTTGACGGCTACTCGTGAGCTGATTGTTCCTACGACCCAGAAGCAGTACATCGTCCAGAACAATACGACTGGTGGCCAAAGCATTACGGTCAAGACCTCCGCCGGCACGGGAATTACCGTCCCTACTGGCCGCAAAGCTCACTTGTATGTGGACGGCACCAACGTCATTCAAATGTTTGACTTTGTTGACATCAACGGCGGCGCGATCGACGGCACGCCCATTGGAGCCGCATCCGCATCCACCGGTTCGTTTACCACGATGAGTCTCAGCACGGCACTCCCCGTTCTGTCTGGCGGCACAGGGGTGACCACCTCGACCGGAACTGGCTCGGTCGTGTTAAATACCAGCCCCACTTTCGTAACGCCAATCCTCGGTACCCCCACCTCTGCCACACTAACCAACGCCACAGGCTTGCCCATCTCCACAGGCGTGGCTGGCTTGGGTACAGGCGTTGCTACTGCGTTAGCGGTCAACATAGGCTCCGCTGGCGCTCCTGTGGTGTTTAACGGCGCTCTAGGCACACCCTCTTCAGGCACAGTGACAAACCTGACCGGCACAGCCTCAATCAACATTAACGGCACTGTGGGGGCTACAACGCCTACGACGGGGGCTTTTACGACGCTGAGTGCTACGGGTGTTACGACTGTGCAAGCTGGAACATCGGCACTCCCTGCTATCACCACGTCAGGCGACACCAACACAGGCATTTTATTTCCTGCTGCGGACACGCTGGGGTTTACCACTGGCGGCACTGAACGGATGCGGATTGATAGTGCGGGGAGCGTGGGGATTGGTGCAGCCCCAACATCAGCAGCTAAAGCCAACATCACTAGCACCAGCGCGGGAGCGTCAACAATTGCACTATCGCTGCAAAATGCATCAAACACCATTAGCTCGGAAACGGTGCTTGATTTAGTTGCCAATGCAAACGGAACAGGGGTACGTTCAGCGCAGATTACAGCTATTAACACCAATGGGTCAACTGGCGTAAATATGGTGTTTAAGATAGCTAACGGTGCAGCACCCGCTGAAGCAATGCGTATAAGCAGCGCTGGCATTTTGATGCACAATAACACTGTGGTTAATAGTCAGAGTAATCCTAACGGCATCCAGAACAACTCTTCAACAGTATTGGAATCCTTTTCAACATCAGCATCATCTAGTCAATCTTTATTCTTTACAAAATCTGCCAACGCCACGGCGGGATCACAAACGGTAGTTACTAATGCTGACGAGTTAGGATCAATCAGGGCGTATGGATCGGATGGTACAGCCTACCAACAATCTGCGCAAATTTTATTTAAAGTAGACGGTGGTACACCCAGTTCTACTTCCATGCCGGGTCGGATTACTTTCTTAACATCGGCATCTGGGTCCGTAATACCGACTGAGCGGTTGCGGATTGATAGTGCTGGATTAACAACCGCCACAGGCACGCTAAAAGTAACCACGGGTGCGGCTGTTGGTAATGCAACACCTAGCACCGGTGGCTTAGCCTTCCCAGCCACGGCGGTTGCCGTTGCCGATGCAAACACCCTAGATGACTACGAAGAAGGAAGTTGGACTCCTGTGATTACATTTACTGGCGGCAACGGTGACACAACAACAGCAGAAGCTGTCGGTGTCTACACAAAAATTGGACGACTTGTTCAAATTGCGTTTAACGTCGAATTTACTGAAACAACAGCATTAACCAATTTGACAATTACTGGAGTTCCGTTTACTGCAGGTGGCACTGTTAGAACTGCTGTGGGTTGTTGGGTTGACAATATGACAACGCTTGTCGGTTCTCCTGTTGCTATCCTTGGCACGGGCGCTACAACCATTCAATTAAATCAGACAACAACCGGCGCAGCAGCAACCATCACCAACCTAAACACTGGCACATCATCCCGTGTTCGCGGCAGTCTTTCATACAGCATATAAGGAGTAAATCATGGCATTATCAGAACAGACCATCCTCAAGCAAGTCACCGTGCTGCCTGCGCAGTCTGCTATCAATGTGCAGTGGGCCAATCAGGTCTTGCGTGACGATGAAGTTATTAGCGAGACATATCATCGAAAAGCATACACCAAAGAACAGCAAGCGGAGTTTCAAGCTGAAGTGCCGGGCGCAGCCACTTATGTTGCTGCTGTTGGTTGGTAACGCTATAACCAAAAAGGAATAAATCATGTCTAACACCTACGAATACAAAGTCACCAACCTGATCCGCAACCCAGATGGCATTGTCGTCACCGCGCAGTTCAGCATCACCGCATCAGACGGCGTTGACAGTTTCACGCACAACTACAACTTTGGGTTTGCTAACAAGCCGGTCACACCAACTGCTTTTGCAGACCTCACCGAGGCCAAGGTGATTGAGTGGATCAAGCGTGATGCTGGTGCTGAGAATCAATTTGAAGCCAGCGCAGACGCTGAACTTGCAGCCTACAAGCTACGCAAAGCAGCGCCAGCAGTGACTTCTGGAGTGCCTTGGGTTAGCTGACAGGAAAGACAAATGATTGACCTCACCAAAGCCATTGGAGCAGTTGCAGCAAGCATCGCAGCCATTGGCGGCGGTTACACCTTGGCGGACAAGTTTGGCTGGTTTGACAGGGCCATCCTTGAATGGTCACCAGAGCATTTCAAAATCACAGCAGCGGCTGGGCAGCCAATCAACGTCACGGTTGCGCGAATCAAAAAGCGCAATGATTGCTCTGTCGAGAGCTTCACGCCAAGCATCCGTGACGCATCGGGCATGGTGCATGAGGCAACGACAACGGCAAGCAAGTTCAGTGGACCAGCGGGGCCAGAGATTGATACGTTTACCTACCAACTCACGATGGTGAGAAAAGAGAAGATTGCGCCGGGTGCAGCTACTTTGCTGGCGACGATCAAGTACAAATGCCCAGAAGGAGAACGCGTGGTGCAGTATCCCCGGCATGCCAACCTAAGTTTTGAGTTGAAAGGGTAATTATGATTCCAGCACTCCTTATGCCCCTGTTATCCCAAGGACTTGGCCTGATTAGCAATGCTGTGATGGCCAAGGGTAAAGAGTGGGTGGAAGAAAAAACAGGCGTAAAGCTCGATCAACCGCTGTCGACTGAAGACACGTTGAAGCTCCGGCAATACGAGATGGATCACGAGGAGGAGCTTTTGCGCTTGCGTATCGAGGAGAAAAAACTCGGTCTCGACGAGTTGCAAGCCTTTGCCGCCGCCATTCAGAATGAGGACAACAACATCTCTGATCGGTGGAAAGCGGACATGTCCTCGGATTCTTGGCTGTCCAAGAACATCCGCCCCATGAGCCTTATTGCCATTTTTGTGGGGTACTTCCTGTTCTCTATGATGTCGGCCTTTGGCCTGGACGCCAACGAGTCCTACGTGTCCTTGCTGGGGCAGTGGGGCATGTTGATTATGGGTGCATATTTCGGTGGACGCACCATTGAAAAACTCGCTGAGATGAGGAGTAAAAAATGAGCCTAAGCAGAGAACAAGCAGCTTTTCTGCGCGACATGTGCCGACTCGTTGAGTTTGCATCTTCCCAAGGGTTTATGGTGACTGCCGGCGAGCTTTACCGCACCCCAGAGCAGCAGGAGCTGTACGTCAAGACTGGCCGCAGCCAGACAATGAACTCGTTGCACTTGAAGCGCTTGGCGGTGGATTTCAATTTCTTCCAAGAAGGCAAGTTGGTCTACGACAAAAAAGTCTTGGCCCCGCTTGGCGTCTACTGGGAGTCGCTGCACCCTTTTAACTCATGGGGCGGAAATGGTGTCAAACTGGTGGACACGCCGCACTTTAGCCGAGGCGACGGCAAGCCTGAATGGAGACGCGTCACATGAAAAACACCCCTGTCTGGGACAAAAAACGTCCTAAGAGCCTTGGCAAGCCCAAAACTTTGACGTCGGCAAAGAAAGCCACCGCCAAAGCCGCCGCCAAGAAAGCTGGCCGCCCGTATCCAAACCTTGTTGACAACATGCGCGCTGCAAAAGGGTAATCATGGCCCTCTTGCGACTCTTCCTCAAACCTGGCGTCGACAAGCAGAACACAGAGTACGGCGCTGAGGGCGGCTGGGTGGACAGCGATTACGTGCGGTTTAGCTATGGGCTGCCGGAAAAACTAGGCGGCTGGACGCAGTTTGGCAACACCACGATTAATTTTGTGGGCTCCACCAGTGACATTTTTACCTGGAACGATTTGGGCGGAGCCCCCTACGCGGTCCTTGGGACAAACCGCAAGGTCTATGTGTTTTACGGCGGTTCGTGGGCCGACATCACACCCATTCGGGCCTCTGGTTCCTGCACTTTTACGACCACCAATGGCAGTACAACGGTGGTTGTCAACGACACTCTTCATGGCGCAGTTACAGGCGACTTTGTCACTTTTAGTGGCGTCACAGGCAACCCGGGCGGGATTACCAACGCCAGTCTTACAAATGAGTTTGAGATTCAATTAGTGCTCACTGACGGCACTTACACGATCGTCTCCCCGACCCAAGCCACCTCCACGACAACGGCCGGCACCGCGACCGCGACCTATCAGATTAACGTTGGCAGCGATATCAGCTTCCTCGATTACGGCTGGGGCACCGGCACGTGGGGCTTGAGCACCTGGGGCACGCCACGGCCCGCCTCTGCCTCGTTGTCGTTGTTGGCCAGGGTTTGGCAGTTTGACAACTTTGGCCAAGTGCTCATTTTGCAGCTGGTCGACGGTGGCATTTACGAGTGGGACCCAGACGACGGAATTATAACGCGGGCCACGGCTATCTCAGGCGCGCCTACCAAATCCAAGTATGCGCTGGTATCCACACCGGACAGGCACCTGGTGTGCTTTGGCACGGAGTCCACGCTGGGTGATCCAACCTCTCAAGACCCGATGTTTGTGCGCTTCTCTTCGCAAGAGGACATCAACGACTTTGTGGCCACTGCAACCAACACGGCCGGCGGACAACGGCTCACGGATGGCAACGAGATTATCTCGGCGCTGCGCTCACGTGGTCAGATATTGATTTGGACAGACACATCCCTCCATGGCCAGCAGTTTATTGGTCCGCCCTACACGTTTGGCTTTCAGCAGCTGGGTGCTAACTGCGGCATCATCGGACCGCACGCTTCGGCTGACGTCAATGGCGTGGCCTACTGGATGAGCAAGGACGCGTTCTTTGTATTTGACGGCACGGTAAAGAAGATTCCTTGTACGGTGCAAGACTACATTTTTGAAGACTTGAACATTGCACAGGCGACTGCTGTGAACGTGGGGATTAACGCCCAGTTTAACGAAGTGACGTGGTTTTATCCGTCATTGAGCAGCGACTATATTAACCGTTTTGTGACGTACAACTACCTGGAAAACGTCTGGTCAGTGGGTTCTATGGCCCGCACAGCGTGGACCGACATTGGCACGTTTGACAAGCCTTTGGCCTCGGAATACAACCCTCTGGCAACCGATGCAACCATTACCACCATTTATGGCCTCACAGCCGGTCGCAGCCATTTGTACAACCAAGAAGATGGTGTGGATGCCGACGGTGTGGCAATTGATGCCTACATCTACTCCGGCTACTTTGACATTGGTGACGGGGACCAAATGCTGTTGATGCAGCGGTTTATTCCTGACTTTAAGCGCCAAGAGGGAAATCTCACTGTGGCCCTTCGCCTGCGCCCTTACCCCCAAGCCACTGCAGTACCCAGCTCTTTAGACCCGTATGTGATTACGCCGACCACGCAGTTTGTCAGCACTCGCGCCCGTGGACGTCAAATTCAATTGCGCATTGAGAGCGATGAGTTGGGCAGCTTTTGGCGCTTTGGCACGATGCGCGTAGACATCCAACCCGATG